GCTAACAATCACGCTCCCGATGCAGTTAGATACGCAATCGCGCCTTTAATTAAAGCACAGGCATCAGGTAAAATGGTGATTAGAATATGAGTAATTCAGTTGCAAATCGTTCTCCAGAAATAGAAGCAATGCTGCAAATGTCAGCGCCTTGTCGGGATCTTATGAAAGGTGGACAGCATATGCGAGAACAAGGTGAGACATACTTACCTAAGTTCCCACAGGAAACAGAGGACGATTACGAGGCAAGATTAGCCTCAACATGGCTCTTTGATGGAGTAGGCAAAACAATCGATGATCTATCAGGCAAAGTATTCGAAACGCCTGTCACGCTTGCAGAAACAGGAACGGATCTCGATATATGGGCTTTTAATGTAGATTTGCAGGGTCGAGACATTGCCCAGTTTTCAAGAGATGTATTTGATGAGGCTCAAGCGTCAGGCATTTCTTTTATTATGGTAGATTCTCCTGCAAGAGGTGAATTGACTAGAGCGCAAGCTCAAGCAGGGAACTTTAGACCGTATTTTGTAAGTTTATCGCTTGATGATGTGCTTGGATACAAAACAGACGTAATCGATAACGTGCCAACTTTAACGCAGATCCGCATTATGGAAACAGTTTACGAGGATACTGATGACGAGTTCGAGCCTAAACAGATAGAGCAAATTCGAGTCTGTACGCTTCCAATCGAAGAGGGTCGAGTTGTTGGCGCTGTCAATCTTCGTTTATTCAGGCAGAACGCAGATAATCAATGGACTTTATATGACGAATACGAAACAGGGATGCCGAGAATATATGTTGCAGCTTGTGATTTAGGTCGTGATGGATACATGAAAGCCAAGCCTCCTCACGCAAGACTAGCAGAGATAAATCTAGCTCACTGGCGATCTCAATCAGATCAAGCCAACATTATGCACCATGCTAGAGCGCCTATGAAATACTTTCACGGCTACAGCAAGGAAGATTTAGAAAAGTTTACTGAAGGTGCAGGATACGCTTTTTATTCATCTAATGAGAACGCTAAGATCGGGGTTGTTGAACATAGCGGAGCAGCTATCGATGCAGGACGCACAGAACTCAAGGATATGGAGTTTCAAATGCAAGCAATGGGTTTGCAGCTAATCGTATCGAGATCGGGATCATCTACAGCAACAGGTGATTTGATTGATGAGGCAAAGATAAACAGCCGATTAGGAATGTGGGCTGATAATCTAAAGGATACCTTAGAGCTTGCTTTCACTTGGATGGCTGAAATGGCTGACATAAACGCAAAAAAGATAGATATAATAATAAACAAAGACTTTGCTGCAAACGCATTATCTCACTTGGAAATGGACGCTTTAAATAAAATGTATCTTACAGAGGTTATTTCTAAACAGACATATATCAACGAAGCGAAGCGCAGAAACATCTTATCAGAGGAAGTTACCTTTGACGATGAGCAAGACTTTATGATGCAAGAGCCTATGGATGAACCTGATAATGTAGAAACGCAAGATGGCGATAACCGATGATATTCTTGACGATACTTTACGTCATGCCCATTACTTAGAAAGATATAAATCAGGCGTAGTTAACAAAATTGTCGGTTTGCTCAACAATGGCAACGATAAATATTACGCTCAAATCTATCGATCTAAAATAGAAAACCTCAATCGTAGAGATGTGGATAAGCTACTTGTCAGGCTAAAAAAGTCTATTAAACAAGGATATGAACCAGTTATTGAGTTGCTCGATGGCGAGATCAGGGATCTAGGTCAGGCCGAAAGCATATGGCAAAAGAAGATTATCGATGGATTAGTGCCGATTGAACTAGATTGGGAAGCGCCAAGCGAAGAGCAGATTTATGCTTCAGTTAACTCTAGGCCATTTGAAGGGCTTTTATTGAAGGATTGGTATAAAGGTCTGGAAGATGGAGCGTTTAGACGTATCAAGCAAAACATCATGCAAGGCTATGTCGAGGGGCAAACAACCGATCAGATCGTTAGGAATATCAGAGAAGTATCAGAAGGTCGAACTCGAAGGGCAGCAGAAACGGCAGTTAGAACGGCTTTAGCTCACACATCGAACATTGCTCGAAACGAAAGCTATCGCAGAAATAGGCGTGTAATTAAGGCGATTGAGTGGGTTGCTACACTAGACAACAGAACGACAGCCGTTTGTCGGGCAAGAGATGGAAAGACTTATCCATACAACAAAGGGCCAAGACCTCCTGCTCATGCAGGGTGCAGATCGACAACTATTCCAGTGCTTAAATCACTAAGGCAGCTAGGCATCAAAGCGGATGAAGTGCCTAATAAAGAAACTAGAGCATCGATGAACGGTCAAGTTTCGGGCGAGCTTAACTATGATGGATGGCTTCGAAAGCAACCAAGAGAGTTTCAGGATGATGTATTAGGCATCCAAAAGGCTAAGTTATTCCGTAAAGGTCTGACGATGGAGCGCTTTGTCGATAAAGAAGGCCGCGAGTTTACGCTCAAAGAGCTAGAGAAACGTGAAGCAGAGATATGGGCGAAGGTCTATGGCGGTGATGTCAAACCTAAAGCCAAGCCAAGAAAGCCACCTGAGAAACCTCGAATAGATGTTACATCCGTAATGACGGTCAAAGGATTTACGAAGGACGAGCTTAACAGCAAGCTAAACAGTGGATTATCGCCATTAACTGCTAGAGTTGCGGATAAGCTGCCGAAACCTAATAAAATAGTGGGCGCTCCGAAAAAAGGCGTTTATTACTCTGGCGAGAGAAAGATCGAGTCTGGTTTACAGAAAGATACAATGACTCACGAATATGGGCATCACGTTGACGCTATGCTGCAAGTCAATCCAGAAACAGGTCGAGGAACGACAATAACAGGTTTTTGGTCATCTCAAGGATTAAAAGAAGCATGGGAAAAAGATCGTGCGGCTTTGGGTGTTTACAGAGTTAGTAAGGAAAAAAAGAATAAACGCCTTTTGGAAATAAAAGATGAATTGTTTAACACTACAACAGTAACTAAAACACTTCCTGTATCTGGTAGAACTTATGAAACGACACAGCGAAACTTTAATTTTGATGGCGCTAATAATATTTCTGACATAGTGGATAGCTTTGTAAAAGGAGACTTTCGCAGAAACTATAATACCTTTGGACACTCCAAATCATATTGGAAGTATGCGCCAAATGGCAGAATAGAGGCATTTGCTAATCTTTTTGCAGTACAAAACCGTCCAGAAGCAAACGCATACGCAAAGAAGAATTTTCCCAATCTTTACAGAGAGTTTATGAAAAAACTGGAGGACTTTGATGCTAATTCTTAGTGATGTTTTAGGTATGTATATGAAAAAGTTTAACTTAGACGAGGAGCCTATCTTACCGATGGGATCAGCCGAGGAAGCAATAGAAATTCTTATGATTGCTATCGACACTAATAAAAAACTCAAATTTGATTGGGATAATCTCGAACCGAAGGAATATAAACTATAGATTATTAAGATCCGTACCAATCTTAGTAATTTAAACAGGAACTAACCTGTTAAGCGAAACGGTACAGCGCAAAGGAACCATATTATGGCAGAAGAAGCACAAGCAGTAGAAGAAACACAAGTCGAAACGGAAACTGTAGACAATCGAGATGAGCTAATTGCTGATCTTAACAAACAACTAAAAGAAACTAATCAGAAGCTAGTCGATTCAAACGAGGAGGCAATGCGTAGACGTAAATCAAACGAGCGTCTAAAGTCAGAGCTAGAAGCGTTGCAAAAGAAGCCAGTTGAACAGGCCGACAATAGTAACGAAGAGATAATCGCTCAGATCAAAACTCAATACGAAGAGAAGCTCAAAGCAGAGCAATCTATCCGACAGGATCTCGTAAAAAGAAATGCGATGAACGAGTTGAAATCAGAGTTAGCAGGACAAAATATTGTATCGGACGGACTAGAACCCTTATCGCTCTTAGCAAAAGAAAGAATTGGGTTTGACGAGAATGGAAATATTCGTATAATGTCGTCAGATAAGTCTAAACCCCTCGCAGGATCGGGTGGCGATGGTTACGCAACTATTGCGGATCTAGCCAAAGAACTTGCAGCGTCAGGAACAGGTCAGCTTTTTGTAAAAGATGGTGGTGTTTCAGGAGGTGGTAAACCTCCAGCGAGTTCAGGCGGCAAGTCTGGCGTTAAATCGGTGACGCGCTCACAATTCAATTCAATGGGTCAAAGAGAACGCTCACTATTCTTCAAAGATGGCGGCAAGGTCGTTAATGGCTAACCGTTAAACAGAAAGGAAAATGTTATGGCTAATACCCTGACAGATCTGGCGGCTGACATTTATAGAGCTGCTGACATTGTAGGCCGAGAACTAACAGGCTTTATTCCTGCTTCAACAGTGAACGCAGGATCAGAAGAAGCTGCTGTTGGGCAGAACGTGCGATCATTCGCTACTCCTGCTGCTTCAGCGGTAACAATCGCACCAAGTATGACTATTCCAGAGGGAACAGATCAAACACTAACTAACAAAACGCTGACAATATCTAATCAGCGTGGTGTTCAGATCCCAT